TGCTAGTAAACTGGCGTCGAGCGTGGTCCAAATATCGAGACTGCACCTGGCCAACAAACGGAAAGGCCTGCCGTAAATTAGCTATGAAAGGGTGGTCGGGCTCATTCTTCCAACCCTCCATCACAGCTCCTAAATAATATCCTGCACGGTACTCTAGAGTTGTACCCTTGGACCGAGGAACCACTGCTTCATTCAGCTCTGGGACTATCTTGCCGAAGCCCCGGCTGATTGCTCCTAAACATTGTGGAGCAACAATACGCCCGTCTGTAGTTGGGCACATAAAACGCTTCATAAACGTCAAGCCCGACGGATGGTTCCGATCTTCTATTGTGACAACAAACCCTAATTGTGCCGCACTAGCCATCAAGTCCGCAGATTCCACTTTCCCTCTCTCGTAACAACCAATGATAGCACTGGCTATAAACAAGCTTGACCAAGTGTCTGCGTATGTGGTCAATACAGTACCTGACACCAAATAATACCCATAAAATTTCCCCAAGAAATACTCTGAAGGATTAATGGGATTACGCATCCGGAAAGGTTTAGTACACTGGCCCAATAGGCCACGTACTTCACCACGAGGGACTCCCAAACGCATCAGCTGGTCGCCGACAAAGTTAAAAATGCCGGTGCCCACTGAACTATCACACATGGAAATGTCAACCTCACGATACTCCTCGCCGTACACATTAGATGCCATTGCCATATCGTCACTGCAAATCGCTATGCATACACACTTCTCTGCCGAGTGAATGCGTGCATAAGTTGTGCTAAACCACTCCGATATGGCATCAGGACTGTTGTCAGGAATAAACTCTATATAAGCTACGAACCCGTCGCACATCATTTCCCGCTCTCCTTTCATAAAGGACTTAGCCAACTCAACCCAGTGCCCACCATATAAAGGGGCAAACAAGCCCAAACTAAAAAACAACCTAGGTGGTTTGTTTAACTTCATGGTCTCGTCTTTCACTTCAGCTGTGATCTCGTTGACGTAATTCCCAGAAATATTAACTGAGCCATCCATCAATGACATACCCAAACGCTTGCGTAAATTGCGCTTAGCGTGTGGTAAGTCACTATAATAATATTGGAAAGACACAGTATGAACTAAAGCCTGCCAAAATGACCCCACCTCAAACACTGCGCCCCGAACAACCGCCGTCAAACCGCGTCTCACTTTACACCACAACATATACAGCCCAAAATAAGATGGCTGTGCTGTGTACAAAGATACAACACGTCTGGCTATACGCATAGTTCTCGGGGAATAGCCTAGGGGGCACTTGGGAACAAGCTTATCAGGATTGCGAGACAAAACGCTACGGAAAACAAAATTCTCCTGCGTCACCTCTAGACGTGCGTCCTCCATAAACTCTGGATGGAATGGGCACAAATCAGACATGAACTGTAACTGCCTAGCAGTGTACAAGTCGTCTGACTCAGCTGAACCGCCTCGAGGTTTAAACACTCGTACCAGCGCTGCAGCTTGATTGTTGGCACTAACTGCTGCCCTCTCAAAAACATGGTCGCTCGCCAACTCCGTGGCAACCAAGTACTTCCGTGGCAAAGCCTGGTCTTTAGTATGATAAACCAACTGACCATTGTCCAACTCGGCTCCTCGGATCTTTAAAACCTCAAAGGATAACCGACGTGCCCCTTCTCCTTCGGGAGGTCGCAGTGGACTCTCAACATAGGGCCTAACCGTTAGACCCACATTCAATGGGATGAATTCGGACAACCCGTTAACTACACACCGCACTGTTGGTAATTCTTCACATGCTGTCCTACCCTGTGAACTGACTAACGTCTCCAAATTGTCGTTGATCCCAACTAAGCTGCGTGTGTGTGTATCTGCCGTGAACTGCAGAACGTGCTGGGGGATCTGAGGATAAGTCTGCATAAGTTTGCTTAAGTAAGCTCTGGAGACGGACTCAGTCGGTTTCACAGCTCCAAACTTCTCAAATAACATACGCCGGGCTGGTATATAAACCCACCCACCCCCCACAGACCCCGTCCCACTTATGTACTCAAACTGAAAGCGGGCTGTGGCACCAGCATACTTTGGGCGAAAAACCATCACACCACAATCATTGTGATACAACGGCTTAAACTCGCCAGCTCGTACGACGTGCACGAACTTCTCACCTGTTGCCAAATCCTCCCATTCTTGCCGACCATCTCGCTCGCGTAACTCCAAGTAAGAATGGCGACGCGATGCAAACGGGACCAACAAACCGGATGCATCGTATTTGACTATCAACAAGTCAAACATGTCAGGCGGTAACACCACCTTGACGACTGGAACCTCCTCATCAAGAACAGGTGGTTCATGCTCACTCGCAGCATATCTCTCAGCCTGTTCTTTTTGCTCAGGGCTGGGACCATACAAAACCCGACCTGTACGGTTGTCCCGACTGTGTGTGACGGCATTCACCCGGGGGTGTATGAATTGCCGCCCTTTCACCCCAACCACCGGCACAGCCCGGATATTAATCCCAGCTGTGGAGGCTATGCCGCTTCCATAGCGGTCAACGTCATCACCCTCAGTAAGCTCTCCATGACTAGAGCGCAACTGGGACTCTCTAGGTGATGACCCCAGAACCCTAATGGTGGCTTCGAGGTCATACTGCAAAAAGAAGAAAACTTCCTCGCCAACCTCTGGGCGTATATGCTTGATGCATTTGTTCCTTATGACAAACAAATCATACAGCAAGTCAGTGTAAGAGACTGTAGAGTATAACTCCTGTGACACACACAACACGATGGCTCTAAAGCTCAACATAAGTGTTTGTATTGACCACCCAAGTGCTGGCATATCCTTAACAAACCCACACAACAAATTAAAAGTTGCAATAGGGCATGCTACCACCAGCCCACTGGGTAAGTCAACGTGTCCAAAAGTCCCTTCCAGCTCCACTAACTCCAACTCGACCATCTCCAGTATCTCTAAGTGGTCGAAATCATCGGTACCTGTAACTTCACCATGAGAACCATTCAACGATGAGCGAAAATGCATAGCAATTTGCCTCGTCAATATTGGAGGGGTCAAATAACCCAATCCAGGTCCCATGCGAATAACAGACCGCACAGCCCATAAAACCACCACCACTGCCACCGCTACTAAAAGGCAGTAACAATCCCGACGACCGTGGTATACAATATGCTCCACGTCGTCACCTACACGAGTATCCAAATTACCCGTGCAACCCCCGACTCCACCCAATATTAGGGCGCACCACCAAGCCAAGGAGTTCGCCTTCCCTTTTGGGACCGCGACCCCTACT